AATGGCCAACTGCAAAAAGATTTGACAAAATGATTCAAGATGATTCCTGGCAAAATATCATTGCCAATGATCCAACCTATCATTTTAACGTCAATGTTGATGCACAAGGTCGCAAATGGTGGTTGAGTAGCGCCAGCACGGTGCAGGAGGTGCAGGACTATCACAGTTTGTATGTACAACGAAGTCAACGCAATCGTAGACAACAGGTGTATCAGACACTGGTGTCACAGACTGCCGCCAATTTAGATTGTCAAATAGTGCATACCAGCACACTGTTAGCAGACACATTTAGCCAGGATAATCGATTTAGATCAACTCGGCAGACGCAAGTGCAACCGTCACCAATTGTGCATTTTTACTGGTTAATTGAACAAATTATTCCACAAACTGCTATCGCTGTTGATCAAAATTTACAAAAAGAATTAGAATTGTTGATTAATCAAACACTCTGGATTCCATATGACCCTGATCGAGAATCAATATGGTCTGACATAAATGCCAAACTCAAGCAGCAACACCTTTGATCACAACAAAGTTCAACACAATGGCTTCACTGAGTGGACCTGTGCTTCTGTTGCCCACGCTGATTCTACATGAACCAGCAGCAACAGCATCGCACTGAACACTGTAAGCACCTGCTGTGGCACCTGATGCAATGCTGACCATGACCACATCAGTGGCAGCAACAGCACTGTTGGTTAGTGTAAAACTGACTTCTGCAGCCGCTGCCAGGGCTGCTGCATTCATAGTAATCTGACCTGACACTGTGTTCAAGGTAGCTCCGGTGCTTTTGCTTGTGGCTTGTGTTACTGTGCCACCAGCACCTGTGCCATATCCTATGCCAGCAGTGGCGCTGGTAGATTTGATAGATGATGCTGAAGTGATCGACGAAGCTGAAGTAACGGCATTGGTAAAAACGCTCAGGGGACGATTCAGATCAAAGATAGTTATGGTAGTGCCAGAATCAACTGTGGAGAATTCAAATTGATAAGTTCCAGTCGCTGCAAAAGTAATCACACTGGCAGCATATCCCTGAATGCCTGTGGTGCCCAGGCTGACCGCAGCTGGCAAGGTCAGGGTGTATGCTGTGTTGGTAATGTTAATACTCAATCTGATTATGCCTGCTGCACCAGAGGTGGGAAAGTTTGTGAAACTCAGGCTGATGCTTCCTGTGGTGCTGATAGCTTGATAATGTCCTGCACTGTAGTCCACTGCAATAGAGCCGCTGGTGGTAGTGAGTTGAACTGCCACAGCACTGAAGTCTCTAATGGCAGCCGCATAGATCAAGTTGTCCGCCATGTTGTTGTCCAGGATGGTACCAGCCAGTGCGCTCTTGAAAATGCCGTTGTTTTCAAGATCCGTGATCTCAGTTGCTGCTGAGGCAAAGTTGGTTTTGATATTGGTAAAGTTGTCTCTAAAGCCCTGGGTGTTGTTGGGCTGTCCAGCAACTGGAAAGTTGCCGTCTATGTTGTTGGGGTTTATGCTGCTGCTCATAGGTATTCCTTGTTGTAGATATTTATTGTCTCGTAGAAATCGCTAAATAATCCAAAGGCCCGCGAACATGCAAAAAAAGACCCGAAGTATACTGGAAGAACTCGACACGTTGTATGTAGAACGTGATCGTCGTTTGATCATAGAAACTCGAGCTGACAGCATTATTGCCAGTGCCATACGACTGATTGAGCAAATAGAAACAGAGTTTGGTGCTGACCAAGCTGACAATCTCACAAGAAAATTGCTCAACGCCATACGAACAAAAGATGCTGGAAAGTTTTCCAGATCAGTTAGGAAAACACATGCAGATTCATGAATTGACTCGCCGTAAACTTGTGCAAGAAGCAAGTCTCGGTGGTGCCATTGCTACCAGCATTGCTACCCAGGCAATCAACAAGGTGTTACCCGGAGTAAATGCTGCTGCCGGCACTGTGACTTCTGGTGGCAATGCAGCCTCCGCTGCCGGAAAATTTTCACAGGAAATGGCCAAACCTCTTGCATCTCAGCTGCAATCAGCATGGACACAAATGGTGCAGTCCAAACTGAAAGATTCTGGAGTTACAAGTTTATCACAAATTGCCAATCCAACAGAAGCTGCCCAACTAAAACCTCGCCTGGCGCAGTTAATCAACAAAATGGTTGGCGGCAGCGGCTACAGCCAGGTAAACTATATGCAACTGCCTGGTATGGTTCAGAAAGACCCGGCCACACAGGAAACTGCATATACCGCAGTTGAAACTATCACACAAATGATAGATGAAATTTACAAAGAGACACTGACTCCGTCTGGTGCTGCTGCGTTGACAAATAGCTTTTTGACATTGACACAAACCGGCGTGTTACCAGCACAACAACTATTGCAATTCAACAGGCTAACTGATCCAAATCAGCCTGCTGCTCCAACTTCAACTCCTGCTGCAAAAGAACTAGCAAAAGAACTAGGTATTGATGCTGCGGGACTTGCAGCGGGCCAGGCTTCTGCTCGAAAAGACCCGGCCAAGGCCCTGCAGGCCTATAAAGAACTAATGAACATAAGATGAAACATCTATTAGAAGGCGGCAATGTATTCAAAGATGCTCAGGGTCAGCCACTAACACAACGCATCAATCAGGCTGACGTGCCTGCTACTATTGCCTGGGTTGAGCAGGTGACAGGCATCGAATTTCCTGAAGATCGTTGGCTGGGCAGCACTGGCCGCAAGCCCACATCTGGTGACCTGGATCTGGCTGTGGATCTCACTGAAGTTTCAAAAGAACAACTGGCTGGAATACTCACACAATTTGTACAGAGTCAAGGAGCCGATCCTAGGGAATATGTGGTCAAAAAAGGTGAGGTGCATTTCAAAACTCCCATCCGCGGCGACTCCAAAAAAGGATTTGTACAAACAGACTTCATGTTCTTTCCTGATCTAGACTGGGGACAATTCTACTATGGTGGATCAGAAGAATCAGCTTTCAAGGGCATGAACCGCAATGTGCTCATGAGTTCGATTGCCAAACAGGCCGGCCTCAAAGTGGGTGCAAATGGCATGTTCAGTCGCACCACAAATCAACTGGTCAACGGTGGCATGGATCCAGACTATGTTGCCAAAACATTGTTGGGTGCAAATGCCACTCGTGACAATCTCAAAAGTGTAGAATCAATTTATGCTGCGCTGGCAACTGATCCTAAACGTGATGCCAAGCTCGCAGACTTTCGTGAATATCTAGACCGCGAAGGCTTGCAAGAACCAACATCCGTGGCCGAAAGTGACACACACTTCCTGGCACGTCTGCGTGATCGTATTGTGAATCGTGGCTATGTTGCCTTGGTAGAAGCTGAACAAGCTGGCGTGGGCGGCAGAGCCAAGGGCATTGAACACCTGGAAGACCTGGTGTTTCGTCGAGGCACACAAGGCATTGTGGATGCGCTGGAAATTGTAAAACAAGCCACAGAGTCACCCAAAACTATCACTGCCAAGTGGGATGGAAAGCCTGCTGTGATATTTGGTCGCAAGCCTAGTACAGGCGAGTTTGTGCTCACAGATGGTTCGGGCTTTGAGGCCAAGGGCTATGATGGTCTTGCTACCAGTCCCAGAATGATGGCTGACATACAAAACAGACGTGCAGGCGACAGAACCGAATTGATCAACTTGTATGCACAGCTATTCCCTGTGCTAGAAGCTGCACTACCTGCCAACTTCCGTGGATATGTCAAAGGCGACTTGTTGTACATGTCAACTCCTCCTGAAATTGCAGGCAACTATGTGTTCCGTCCCAACACAATTGAGTACAAGATCCCTGCTCGAAGTGCGCTGGGTCAACGCATTGGTGCTAGCACAATTGGCATTGCCATACACTCAATGTATGCGGATGTGGGCGATGCACGTCAGCCACTCAAGGGTGTGACGTTTAATCCTGTGCCAGGCCTGATGCTGGAACGTCCTGCTACTCCTGGCACAATAGCCACAGACAGCAACCTGGAAAAACAACTGCGCAGTCTGGTGCGCACAGACGGTGCTGCCATCAACACCTTGTTTGATCCTGCTGAACTACGCACCCACAAGATTACAGATCTTGCCAAGCTGTGTGTGGACTTTATCAACACCAAGGTTGGCAGCCCACTCAACGGTGCTACGCTATTGCCAGAATTTGGTGACTGGTTACAAACCAAGGTAACTTCGCAAAAGTTCCGTAACATTGTGGAATATCTGCAGAGTCCCAGTTCAAATACCGCAGCCCTGGCCGCAGCTTTTACTGCATTTATTTTGTTGCATGATCTCAAAATGAACATTCTAAAACAGGCTGACACTCAGCATCCAGGGCAAGAAGGTTGGGTCATGGCCACTCCTGCAGGCTATGCCAAGGCTGTGAATCGCTTTGATCCCAATGCTTTTGCGGCTCAAAATCGTCAGAGAAATAACCCTCAAGAAGCGTGATTTTTCCAAACTGACTAAATAAAAGCAGGGACCATGTGTCCCACTAACTTAAAGGAAATTTATCATGGCAGTATTTACAAAAGTAAACGGAACTACACAACCAGTATTTGCACTGGACGTGGCAAACGGTTCCATCGCAGGAACAGCCAA